TCCTCTTTCGTGAGAGTTGGTGTTCGGTTTGATCTACCTACTCACCTAAACATATGCATGTGGCGATATGTTCATAATAACACCTGTTATTGTGGTTGCAGTGGAAGCCACAGTGAACACATCTGTTGCACTAGCGACCTTCACAAGCTGCATCACAGCACTAGCCGTGGCAGCACCATTAATAACCTCAACCAACCCAGTTTTAAAAACTGAATTTCCAGTATTGGATGCAATCTTGACTCCTGCGGTTATTACCGTACCAGAATCTTGAATTAACACAGCGTACTGACCAGGAACATCAAACGAAAATGTTGTTCCACTGATCCACGTAATAGTGTTCATACCCTGACTGAAAGTAAAAGCTGTTCCCAACGGAGCAGCCTGGGTTTCGGAGGTGACATTAACTCCAACCGACAAAACATTCGACGGATCAACTTGAGGAGTCGACAACTCCACAGAGTAATGCACAAACAACCTACCAATGGTTGATGTATCCGCGCAGTCCGTTGTCGCTATGAAAAAGTTTCCTGAATCATACAACTTGAGATCTGCGGGCGTTCCACCCATACGAGTGTAACGAGTGGGACCAATCTTATGCAAAGCCTTCATATCAGCTTTGTACCTCAACGGACGACATATCTGTCCGGTTTTTGATCCCCAATAACTCTGAAGTTGATCTTCATTGAAGGGCTCTGAGTCACTCGGGTCATAATCAATTCCCATAATGACATCACCACCAAAAGTTCCAGCTTTTGAGTTTACAAACTCATACTCAAGCTTGTGAAACTTGTACGACTCATACTGGTTCGCAATCGGCCACAACCACTTAAATTGGTTGGGCAAGCCAGGGTTAATTGGATCTGGATCTACAATACTAAAATCAACAGAACCTTTAACCTTTCTAAGAAACTCACAATGTGTAACAAGCAAATTTCCATTAGGCAAAAACTTTTGCACTGGCTTTTTAATCACCTGAACCTTGGTCATACCAACGTTGGCAGCCTTCATTCCAGAAGCTTGCTCCCATCCAGGCTCACGCCTCTTCCGTGGGGCTCGCTTCCTAACTCGGTTTTTGGGTTTCCGATTCCCATTCACTTTCTTTCCTTTTACTTGACTCATCTTTTAAACCTCGCAGGTTTTATCTCGGGGGCGCCCCAAGACGAGAAAACAAAGAAAAGAATCCTCCACAACCTAAAAAGGTTCTAGGAGATCTGGAGAAAAATGTAACACCAGATCATCATAACTAGAACTCTCCTGTCCGCAATAAAAAGCATCTATTAAATGAATTTCAGGGACGCCAATAAAGGCGTAAGCTTTGACAGTTGGGTCATCCAGGTTGTTTTGAACTATTTCACTGTTAACTAGATTGCTATATGCACGATAGAATATGGAAAACTCAGCCGAAGGGCGAGACATCATCATCAACGTGAATGCTTTAGATAAATGTTGTGCAAGCGTCATACGACCCTGCTCATAAATCATTGTTGTTGCTAAACGAGTAATATCATACTTAGGATACCACAAGCCATTGACTTCGATAAAAGATGCTCCAAGGAACGACAGGGTTTGCAAATCTGCATCTAACCCACCAAAGAAAAACTTCAGTTTAAGTCCGTAACGAGCCAAATGTTTACCAAGAAAGTCAGCATCACACAATAAAGAAAACTCATCATCAAGAGAGAAAACATTATCATCACCATATAGGAATACTATTTGATCAAAAACAAGTGAAAATGGAGGTGGTGTGCCGTGCTTCTCTAAATAAGCACTAAACAGACCAGCAGCAAATATAACTATGTGACCAAAGATGTTATCACGAGTAGTGGTTCCAGATCCGGAAGCATTACCATATGTTTTTCGCAAAACATTACCATCAGTGGTCTTCAATAAGAAGTTACAAGTATTATCAGCCATCCAGAGAAATTCTTCAATCTCATCATCGGGGATATCACCTCGCTTCTTAAGAATACAAAATATGTCGGTGAGTAGGGGCAAAAACTTATCCCAACCAGAGACGTCATAACAACCTCTCCAGCGTTTTGAAAGCAATTTCCTTGCTAATCTATCAAAACCTCCACCATATGGATTAAAACCATAAGCATACCAATGTTTATTCATCAACCTAAGTGATATGCGCTTTCCAAACTTCAATTGGGAATACAGCAATTCAAAACTAGGGATTTGAAACAAACGCAGCTTATAATCTTCTATTTCGGCCAAACGTTTAAACTCAACTTTTCCGGACACATTCCAAATAGGCAATGTGTTTGTTCTGTCAAAAAACAAAGTATCACGGAGAGCTCTAACTAATTCAGCCTTAGTTTTAAAACCATAGAAAGTGTGCGGCCATCCAGGTGATTTGGACCAATCAATATAGGAACAAATCTCTTCGGAGCTAGCAACACAATCAGACATTATACTACCATAGTACTTCTCAAAGAAGACCAAGCCAAATTCATGACTCAAAGTCCCCTCAAAAGAGTACTCAGGTTTTACATCCCAACTATTAACAGTTTTATAATAGTTGGTTTTGGTAGAGTTAACAACATAAAATTCGTTACGTGCGAGCTGATTAAGCTCAGCATAGCTAACATTACCATACAATTTTGCATACGGGGATTGGCGGCGACTATACAAAGTACCGTCTTTTAATTCAGAACCAGGCAGCGTTCCAACAATCCTCATATTTTTATAAAGTTGCACATGAGGAGGTCTCATCTCAACATGTGCGCCATGTGCTTTGGGGTGGGGAATGCTTACTGGCGCAACCCCATCACTTTTAAAGGGGAGCACAAATTGTTGTTTCCATGTTTTGCATCTGGTCCTAATGAGCCATGATGCAAACCAACAATTGCTTTCAATTTACTATCATACAACATAGATCCACAACTAAAATTTGCAGAAGTAGCTGAATGAATAATATCACTTGTTTCTCTACCATCCCAACTATAAACAGTTGCGCACAACTCGCGTTCCATAGTTCTAGGATTTAACCCAAAATACATACACGGGATATCAACACCTATCTGGGGTGCTGACACAGACACAGCTTGACCTGGTCTTTTCATTGCTTTTAAACTGTTCACTGGAATGCGACAATATGATATCGTCCCTTTACCAAAGGTTTCCCATTTATCTTTTGGGGGAAGCAGTTCAAACTTTCCCTCCTCAGGACAATAATAGACTTCTTTCAAGAGTTGATGCTCAGTGATCACAACGTAATTCACCTTATCAAACGTAACTCTATCCATAGTACCCCAAAAATCATGATTAGGGCAAGCACTATTATTAGCCTTTGGGTAATAAATAGGAATTTGATTGTCATGTAACGGCATGTTCCCTCTAACAGGTTCATGCATAGAAGCAGACTGCTGTACAACTTTCTTTTCAGGTTGTTTTGCAGACTGTTGTTTCTTAGTAACAGGCTTCTTTAACAAATTACGATTAAACAGAGCAGTCTCAGCTTTCTCAGCTGGGCTCATGCTTTCCCAAATCTGTTTAGAATACTGCTTCCATCCAATAGGCTTTTTATCACAACTAAAGGACAGATGTGTTTTACTTCCACAAATGAAACAACTTCTTTGAATATCGGAAATCTTAGGCTTACTCTCGGCCAAAGGTTTAGCAACAGGCTTCTCGACCTTTTTTTCGGTCACCACACTTTTACCCTTGTTTTCCATAACCGGGGTAGCTTCAACTTTCTTAGCTTTTCTTCTATTTCTTCTACGACGTTTGGGCTTCTCAGTAACAACCTTAACGGTTGGAGCCTCATAAATCCGTCCAATCACATATTTAACATCATCGATTGTCACCTCGTCACCAGATTTGGCTTCGGGGCAAGCAGTCGGTACTTGAGACTCAGGATGAGCCTGAGCGGAGACTTTGGAGACATTTTCAGTTCTTTGATACAAATCATAAACTTCAAAAATATTATTCTTAAGACGATTATACTCATTTTTCAAGGTTTCGTACATCTGACGCTCAACTTGACTATGAGAATTTCCATATCTCTCAAAATCTTCCATCCTCTCCTGGATATCGTTTTTCTGACGAATCCACTCATCAACGTCCTCCCTATCGTAGTCACGACGCAATTGACGGATCTCGTTTCTATACTCACGATTTTCCTGCTCAATGCGGGCTTTCTCTTCCTTAGCACGATTCAATTTTCCACGATCAGCGGAATTCATATTCTTCTGCTTATTACCAGCTTCAGACACGTACTCGGAGCCACAAATTATTCTAACAGTGGCCTCCTGAAGTTTCTCAATTCGTTCCAACATCGCATCATAATCGACCTCAAACTGTGTGGGGTACACATCAGCTTCAAATCTAAATTCTTTAGGCGGAGGAACAAAATCAACAGGGGGGGTTATCTCCTCACCAGCCTCAAGTCTCTGCCTGGGGTTTGGTTTGAAGTTAACAGGGGGAGTTGCATTCACCACAGATCCATGATAAATACCAAGTCCAACACAGGCAGCAGTTGCTATAGATGCAAGAACAAGGCCTCCAATTGCAAACTGGGACAAATGATCTTTAACATATGTTTCAATCTTTCCGGTCAAAACAACAAGTTGCTCAGTGTAAGGAACAAACTCTTCAACTACAATTTCGTCATGAATTCTATATTCATAATTAATCGTCGATGTGTCAAGATCTTCAATCTTTCGGATTTCCAAAATACTCAAAAGTTTATTGTTGATCAATGACAACATCTCAACATGGTGATTAGTTCCACGAGTGTAATTACTCATTTTATAACCAGTTACAGTTTCAATGTATTTTTCTCCAACATATTTGACTGATACTGTTATACAAGGAACATCATCATCAATTATCTCAACATAGCTGGCATCAGTAGGTTCCACACGACGCGCAAAATAATCGGATATCTTTCCAAGATTAACCAAGGATATAGACTTACGACTCTCTAAAATAGAATCATCAACGATTATTTTCTCCACATCAGGGACTTCAGTTCCAGACGTAAACAGTCCAGACACCACACTAAAAGATGTTTTAATATCTCTAAAAACACCAACTATGGATCGTAGGTCAGACGAATTACCACCCAACATACCAACTAAACCAGCAAAAACACCAACCTTAAGGCAAACATCGGCTATTATACCCATGTTACTCGGTTCAGTTTTTGCTTCTGGGATAGTACTATCAAAATGATACTTCTTCACCAATTTCACAATCTCTTTGACAGAAAGAACAAATAGAGATGAAGTAATAAACATACTACCCATTGTAGAAAGTTTAACACAATCAGTCATGTAAACCTCCTTTGTTGCTAAAATAGCGGCACTACCAGTGAGGCAGGCAGCTAATGACGCAGATATAGCAGCCGTCATAGCAACATCTTCGGGATCTCCACCAATGGCGCAGAGCCCTGTTGTCAAACCAGCCGCAAGACCGGAGACAACACCCGTTACAGCAACAGGATTTTCGCTCATAGTTTTCTTTGTTTCCAAATAAAACGAGCTTAATTTTTCTTCACATTTATTAAAAAACGCGGTAACAAGATGGTTGGCTACTTCTTCCGAATGATTCTCAATCGCTTCTGAAACAAGTGGTGACAAATTATCAGTTACGAGTTTCTGGAGAACAGTTGGCTTAGGCGCAACTTGCTCACCAGACGCACTAAGGGTCTTAGGAGCAAAAAATGCAGCAACAGAGTCAACAACGTCATCAGAAAACGTCTGAACAGAGTCAAACACACTAGTCTCAATTGGACGAG